CATGGGCCAATCACGGGACTGGTCCGATGCGGCAGATGCCGGTGTCAGCTGATGATGAATTCGCCGTAGGCCAGGTAGTCGTTGACCTCCTCGTCGGTGTGGACGTCCCATGCGCCGATGTCCATGCCGAGGTAGACCGCGGTGTAGACCTTAGCCGCGGAAGATGAGGCGAAGACCACCTCGAGCATCGGGAGGTTGTTGTAGTTCTCGCCCGTGTACTTCACAGAGATAATGTCTGAGGTCTCGAGTTCGGCCTCAGCGGCGATAAGGCCGTGGGCCTCCCAGATGTTCTTGACGCCTTCGCATACCATATCGTACGATGCTTGGAATGGCATGGAGATGGAGGCAGAGGTCATAGTGGTTTTGTTCATGAGTCTAATATAGGGCTTTTTAGGCCAAAAGAACAGGGCTATTGGGCCGGTTTCCCGACTGACTGGATCAGGAGTTCTCGTCGAGGTACTCGGTGAGTTGTTCGTACATATCGATGAAAGTCGGATCGGTGATGTCCAACATCTCACGGATCTGACGTTGGGTCTCCAACCACCCACGGACCTGATCTTCGTAACCACCTTGACACTCCCAACCGTTCCCTTCGTTATAGACCCGGTTGTCGGGGTCGAGTTTGGAGTTCAGGATCTCGGTGAGTTGGGTGGTGGTGTAGGTCATTCCCTTTTTGTCGTTAAAACAATTATACACGAGAAAACCCCACCTTTGGGGGCGGGGTCGGACGGTTTTTCGACTGACTCTCAGCTGGCCACGAGAGTGTTAGGTGTGCGGCGTCCAAGGAACTTACCACCTTTGGCGTAGAAGGCGAAGGTCAGTGGGCGGGCGTTCCCGGTCTTATTCTTTGAGATGTAGGCGTAATCCGCGCCCAGACGCTCACCGCACTGCTCGAGATCTGTGGCCAGCTCATTCACCATTCCCACTTCAAACTCGGTGCAGTTGTTGATGAAGGTAGGCAGGTACTTTGAGTAGAAAGACATAGTCAAGAAAGAAGAAGTGTGCTGAAAAGATTTAATTTAAGTTGGTTAGTTTTTATAGGATAACTAACGAACCTAAGATATATCTAGTGTCGGTCTGAGATGTTCCAAGTGTCCCAATCTGAAGACGCGAGGCGTCCGTCCCTGATGGCCTGGCGTCGTTCGTTCTCCTTCTGGAGTTGGATACGGATCGCGTCCATCGCCCGGGACATCGTTGAGTCGGGGGCGGTCGGGCTGTGTAGGAAGATCCCATCGGGTGATTGGGTCAGTGGTGAGGTGTTTTTGTCCATGAGTCTAGTATACTTCAGATCGGGTCAGATTGACAGGGCTGTTAGACCGGTTTGGTAACCGGCTAACCGGGCCACTAGGCCAACCGGCTGACCTGGACCTTGACCCGGGCGTGGAGGTCCTCGGCCTCGGCCAGGATCATGTCGCATCCCTCGAGTGATCCGTTGGGACGCTTGCCGAGTAGGATCTCGCCCTTGATCAGGGTCCATTTGGTCACCTCTGCGCTGAGGGCATCGACCAGGCGTTCCTGTTCGTAGGGTGTGAGATCGAGTGTGACTGTTGTGTTTTCCATCTCTCTAGTATACTCCAGATCAGGCGGGAAGTACAGGGCTAATGGACTCTTGATCAACTGTCACCCAGGCCATCGGCTCACCGGTGTGTGGGCACTTCCAGATGGTGGCCTTGACGCCGAAGGTCATCGCGAGGTCGTAGGCGTGGTCAATGTCCTTGGCCCAGAGGCATCCCCACTGATCGAGTTTGCGGCCGAAGGATGTGGGCTGGACTGCGTAGTCAAAAGTTGATGTGGTCATCTCAGGAAGCGTAGTGGTAGGTCACGTCGAAATCGTCGCCATACATCTCAGTGACGATATCCTCGGCCACCTCGCGTGATCCGGCGATCCATTCCACCTTGGCGGGGCGTCCGCCGGTGCCGTCTTTGAGGTCGATGGTGAAGTGGTAGGTGGTCATCTGGTTTGGTTGATTTCGTTATTACTAATATAGGGCCAAACGCCTCAGATGTATATAGCCGTTGGGCCAGAGGGTGGATTGGCCGGGCGTGAATGCTAAGCCGCCGAGGCCATAAGGGGGGTCCGGCTCGTTTGACCGCCCCCCGGCCGATTTAGGGTGTGCCAGCCCCCTACGCGCACGGGCTATTTTCTGGTGGGTTGAGGCATAGCCCTAGGGCCAAACTACCTTAGAGAAGGATATTACCTCAAGAAACCCAATCATTATCACTACGTCCCATGATTTTGTCCTAATGAAATAAGGTATTGCTAATCCGTCGCCTACTATATGAAAAACCACTCCTATTGTCGTGCTAACGTGGAGTACGATGAAATACCCCAATATAACCGCTCCGCTTCCAATCACCCTTGCGATCTCATCTGTAGCCAATCCGAGCCTCATCTCGTCTCCGTCCATCCTGAACTAAGGTAATACACATCATCGAGTATATCGTCGAGGGTGGAGTTAGAGTTCTCCGACTCTTTAATAGGCACACCATCAGAAGGTAGGGTATCGTTTGGCACTCCCAACCTATTCTCCCAGTATAACACCAGGACGTCCGATTCGTTGCGCAATGTATTCAGAGCCATGAGGATCGGCTTAGTATAATCCACTGTGTCCGATGGCTCAATCATTTGTCCACTCCCCATCGTTGTATATGTGCCAGAGCCTTATCACGTCTTCTGGGTCGATCTCGTTAGCATATAGCTCAAATAACGTGGAGATAGTCGCCCCTTCCAGCCCTAACTCATAGAGAAGGGCGGTGATATAACTATCTGATGTCGGATAGCGTTGGAGCCAGAGGTCATCCTCGCGGAGGGCTTCGGCAACTTCAAGTTCAGTCATTGATAAGATCTCCTTATGAGTGGGAAGGTGGGCGCGTAAGCGCATTTAACTATGCTCGACCATCTTACCATCAACTCCGTTCCCCCAGTATACCTTAATATCAAAACCTTCGGTCATCTGCTGGATCAAAGAGCCAAGCTGATGCAACTCGACGACATTATCGCACATCAACTCTACCTCGTAGCCCTCCTCTGAGATGAGATACGCGGCACTGCGGGTGATATCAAGTCGGACCTCTACGATATCTTCGTGGGCACCGATCGTATTAAGCAGTTCGGGGTTGGTAGGGATCATGGTGGGTTTGTTTCGTATGAGACTAATATACTACGGATAGGAGTCAAGTGACAGGGCTATTAGGCCACTTTGATGGGTGGCCTATCCGCAGGATGGAAGCGCTTGCGCTTACCCCCCATCCACCTGGCACCCAACCATCGCCCCGCCAATCACTCCTGCGGGGATGCTCCAGATCCAGTTCTTCTTGGTGGCTAGCGTACCGCCCAAACCCCCACCTGCGATCCCTCCAAGTATACTACCTTCGATGCAACTATTATCATCGACGCTCGCGTCCTGGTGATGCGTCCGTCGCGCACCTCGCTGTGCGCATGCTACCTTCTGCCGTTCGTAATACTTCCTAACCCGACCAGGGTTAGATGCGCCTGTGCCTGGGATATACTCCTCGCGATATACTTTCTTGAAGCAATCCGTACTCTCCATCCCACCACCTTGGGAGTAATCGGCTAAGGCGGGAGTTGGCAGCGCTCCTACGATTAGCGCAAGAGCGCCGATAACTTTAGTTAGTTTGTTCATAATCACAATTTACCAGAGACAATACCTGAGTTAACAACGTAAGAGTGGTCGCCCAGCGTACCGTCCTGAAGGCACTTTAGATGCCACCGGGTCATCTTCATGCATCCATCATACTCAAGGGAAGTAAGGAAGTTAGCCCCGAGCGGGTTCTTCAATACGCTGGTATGTAGACCAAACATCGTCTTCTTGATGTAGAATGCCTCGTCGATCCACACAACGTCGGATGGGATCTCCTTCTCTATTGTTATGTTAGCTCCTAGTGACTGGAGCAGTTCGGGATCCACATAGGCCTCTTCCTCTCGCTCTTGAGCTGTATCTAGCATCTCTTCATGCGTCATCTGAAGTCTCCTCTTCGTCTTTCTTCTTATTAAACCCGAACGGGCCATCCTTCTCTTCTAAAGCTAATCTTAAGGCAACGCCGCCAATTGCCTCCATTACTTTAAGGATGTCTTCAGATTTAGCCTCTTCGCCTAGTTCTTTTGCTACATACCAGTACTTTGGCCAGAACGTTTGGCCGGCTAATTCGTAATCTTCGAGTGTGAGTAGTTTCATTGTTAAGAGTTTATTAAATTGATGGTTTCCCGGCGCTTTAGCGTAACATCATGAGTTAGCTATCTCTACTCCCTCGCCTCCACATCGCATCTGCAATCGCCCTAGCCTGCGCTCTACCGGCTTCGATCTGCTCAGGCGTCCTCACTGGGGCCTTGTAAGGCACGGCCCATTTGATCTTCCCAGTACCTGGTTCTCTCTGCCACCCCTCATCGAAGATCGTTGAGATTAGCTCAAGTGCTTTATTCTCACGGGATAACCGTGTGGCGGGACGTTTTGCTTTAGGGATAGAGTCATGGAGGAGGTTGTCCAACTCCCTGGAGTCCTTGGCGTAACCTGACGGCGCCATGACGTAGAAGATGTTATACTGAGGCGACTCTCCTTTGGCGTTAGGGAACGGTGTCTTGTAAAACTTCATGAGCTCACGAATCCTTCTCTCGATTAATTCGTCATCAGGCAAACCTAATTTAGGCACGGCCTCTCCTGATTCGCCATAGCGCCTCTCAAGGAGTTCGATGATTGAGGCCTTGAGCTTTGCAGAGTCGGGATAGGTACGCGGAGCCATGAAGGGTTGCGAAAGGGTAGGTCCATAGTAATCATACTCTAGCTCCTACGCTTTGTCAACTGGGACGGTGACAGGTTGCAAAGTGGCACCCCCGCGCTCTAAGGCCGCTCTGGTGATAACAACGTTTACGTCCTTTGAGCGATGGACAGAAGACTTACAGACTAACACACTTAAAGTTCCTAACTCTAAGTCTATAAAACTAACTAACCCACTGGTTTTATTATCTAAGATAACAATATCACCAACTTTGAATGAATTGAAAGGCGGGGAGGCAGCGGCGGTCATAACGCAATGTGGTGAAAGTTCATCATACCATATAATACTAGGGAAAGAAAATGGGTCTTTTTGATGATAGCTCATATTTAGAAAACCGTAGTTTTTCTTCGGCTCTTGGGCCATTTCAAATTACCCCAGAAGATGAGTACCCTGCTCAACTGGAGAAGATATCTATATTTGTAGATGAGACCGGCACGGTTAATGTAGACGAACAACTATACCTCTACAAACAAACCGACCCCATTGACGCACCTTATAAGCCGACTTGGAGCGCAGATAATAACTTCGTTAAGTCGTTGCAGACTCAATTGGGCGTGCCGATGTTCTCGGTGATAACCTACCCGACTTTTAAAGTAGAAGGGGCGGACGTAGAAGACCTAGAGGCGTCATTCGCTAACCTACAAGTTAAGTTCCCAGAGGATACGCCCGAGGGGTTTGTGCCTTGCAATGGCTGGGTGTGGGAGATCGAGGGTGTTAAGTATGCGACTCCTTACCTTATCGATAAATCTGTGACGACCGGGGCCGGGGTTAATGCCGTCACTACTACATCTTATTTGGCACCTCCTGGCTGTGCGTTTATGATAAAACTGCCGACCGGGAACGTAGATGGTGTGACTTCGCGGACGTTGTTTGGAAGAGTGGTGGATGTGGATGATATCAGCAAACCACTGGGGACTTGGGGAAGCCCAGGATAAATGCTGAGTAAGTACTGAGTAAGTATTGAGTAAGTACTGAGTAAGTACTGTTTGCTTGGCGCCCCGCGACGTGGGCTGAGGAATAACGCTGTGCGCTTAGGCCGGGCAATATTTACCTAGGCCAGGGGGGACTTGAACTGGCCGGGGTGGGATTGTCACAGTTGGGGGATCCAACATAGCAAATACAATTCAAAGTCCAGTTTTATCGTTTATAGACACTTGATAGTACTATTAAAATATAATTATGTGGGCCTTACTCTTACCCGTTGCTAAAAATGTAGTCATGAAGGCCGTTGAATCTGACCAGGTAAAGTACCTTGTGGTTGAAATCCTCAAGCGTATTGTCGCCAAAACAGACAACGACCTCGATGATCTTGTTGTTGCTCAGTTAGAAACTGCGCTATTCCCTAAGGAGTCTGCTGAAGCTGAATAGTGGGATTACCCCACATAGCCTTACAAACATTGGGTAATTGCTCGGCGAGGATATTCTTTGCCCCTAATGCAATATCCATATGTTCTTTTTGTGTACCATTAGCCGACCGGAGATCAACATAATGAAGCCAAGAACGTACAGTGCCAGTCATGTAAAGCCTAGAAGGCGTGGCAATTGGCAAGAAAAACCTAGCGCATTCCTTAGCGACTCCTTTATCCAACATTTTGTTATAAAGTTTCTTAGATTGTTCGATCAAGACTGAGGCCTCTTCATACAATTCCGCCTTAACTTCAAAAGACAAATCGTTTGTGGAGTTCTGTCGGTTCTTAGTGTCTTGACGGCGAAGTTCTGGGAGTTCAATACTAGTTAGTGCGCCAACATCAGCGTAGCGTTGCGAGAACTCTTGGAAAGAAAACGAGCGATGACGAAGGATCTGGGCGGCAATACCACGGTTGGTATTGATCTCTAAGCACATGCTAGCCATCTCAAATGGGCTCCAGTGGCGATGTTTGATGAGATAACGGATTAACTTATCTGCAGTATCGTAGTTACCTTGGTTTGATGGGTTGGACACACGCGCCATGTCCGAGATAAGATGCTCTGCATCTGGTGTAACCCATACAAGTTTCACAGACATAAAAAGAGGGCAGTTGATTACCCTCTAATTATATCATAGATCAGACGTTCCAGTCAATAGATCTTGTGGCGATCTTATAATTTGAGTCGTAGGTGAGAGTTTCTGTGGCAGCGATAGGCCCTGTTGCTCCACCCCTCTTATACACAATTGTTGTAGGTCCATGGTTATTCGTCATTCCCGTATGCTCCTCGTAGTCATGCTCTGGTACTAAGAAGTTTTCGGTTCTGTGCTGATAGGGATGCGCCATGGCTAGTGAATAATATATTTAACTTTAAACTCTACTTTTCGATCCTAACCACATCGCCATATTTGATATTTTCTTCTTTAACTCCTCCGGGTGAGATACACCAGAGTAGCGGAGTCTCCGGTTCTTCCCAAGTCATCGGAGCGAATCCATCTGTGTAGATAATTCCCACCGTGTTTGTATAAGAGTTCTCTGACGAGATTTTATTTAGTTCTTTCATGATGGGAACAAAACTTGTACCTCCTAAGCCAACAGGTTTTGGCACACCATCTAAATCTTCAATGTTACCCTGAGGGTACAGTTCAGTATCGAAGTAATACAAATACCCCGTAGTTCCTTTTGTTGAGTTAATGGCAAAAAATAACTCGGAGAGGAAGTTTTGTAAAAGCTCCTCGTCTACAGATCCTGAGGTATCTACAAATGCTGCTACATGAACCTTATTACCTCCCACGTCATCTATGTACATACCATCATGGATAAACCTACGATCATACCCTTCAAAGTCTGCTCGGGATGCCGTAACGTACTTATATAGAGCGTCTTTCCAGTTAATACTAGGATCAAGTAGTTCTTTGAAAACTCTGGCCATACCGGATCCTTTTACCCCAGCCTGCCTCATTTTAGCCACAGTTTTGGCTTTATTGATAATATCTTCCCACTTAGATTTATTGCTTACTTTACTCTCCTTATCGCTAGTACTCCCACCCTTCTTTTTTAAGCATTCATTTACCGCTCCGTCACCATACTTCTCAGAGATGTGGTTTTTGTTTTCTTTCTGCTTCTCTTTAATAATAGAGTATATTTCTCTTACGCTTAAATGTTTTAAGTCATCGTCATATATAGCTTCTTCTGGCAAAGAAATTTTATTATCTTTGATAATTCCATTAACGACTATATCAGCCGCAATATTTGCTAGCATTAAATCGGTTAGATCTTTTGTTCTGTCGATGTGGCAAAGAGCCATATGAAGAGTCTCATGTAGAAGTACTCCGTTGAAGTTATCTTCTGTTTGCGAGCACATCCACTCCTCGTTAATGAGTAGAGTAGAGCCATCAGTGGCAGCTGTTTCAATAGAGTCTGTAATCTCATATTCCGTGTGAAGTAAAATCGTACCAAAAAACGGAGACTTTTTAAGTAACTTAACCCTAGATTTGATAAACTTTTCTTCAAACTTACTCACTTAAGTAACTCCTGGTACTTGGCCATAAATGTTTTTGCTTCTTGATCTTTTGCAACTAACTTAACAAAAGCCCCTTGAAGGTTTTTCACCTTAAGAGCAATCATTGCGTCACTCATGTATAACCCGATATAATCTTCCGTGGTTCCTTTCATTAACCATTTAAGCCCGCGATAAACATTATCGGCGCTTTTAGCGCGGTTAATAAGAGCACCGCACACCGCGTACATCAATGATGGTTCATGAGGCACAGGTACGTCTCCACCTTTAAAAATAAGGTCTACGTCCGGCAGCTCTGTATAAATAGTTTGGTAGGCATAAAACTCAGAAGCAGCACCTAAGCCAACAGCAGATTCGATGCTAAGATCTACGCTGAGAAGAGTATCAGCAAACTCCCATGACCTTGGTGAAGGCCAGGCTGGCTGATTCTTCTCAAAGTTATACAGAAGTTGAGGCCTAAAATTCAAGAATGCCAAGATCTTCTCATCTATCTCTTGAGCAATAGCATATTCTTTCCAAGAGTCAAGGCTAGTGTCGATATGAAAGTGGATGAATCGATTTGCTACAGGAGCCGGCATCTGAGAGATTGCTGCTCGGTCTTCTGTACGATTACCCGCCGCGATAATAAACCAACCCTCGGGTACTTTATAATCGCCTACTTGGCGATCTAGGATGAGTTGTTGAGCGATACCCATGACACTCGGTGAGGCCATGTTCAGTTCGTCAAGGAACAGTATACCCTCACCATCGCTGGGTAAGAAGGACGGTGGGGCAAAATATGCCTTACCGTCTTTAGTATATGGCAGCCCTCGGATATCTGTAGGAGCTAGCTGAGAGATTCTCAGATCAATGAGCTTAAGGTCTTGCTCTTTAGCAACTTGTTTTACTGCGGAAGACTTACCTATACCGGGAGCACCCCAGATAAAAACAGAATGCTTGACCTGGTTCTCGATCAGAGTACTGAGAGATTTAGTAAGACTACTGATCGTGCTCATGAAAAATGCTCCCTATGAATAGAAATATTCTATCATAAGAAGCAGGGCTTGTAAATAACTTTTAATTAATTTTAATCTCTTTTGGTTTTTGCTCTTCTGGGATTACTCGTTTGAGTCGGATGGATAAGATGCCACTCTGTAATTTGGCTTCTTCTACGTATACGTTATCTTCAAGGTATAGCACCTTTCTAAAGGATCTTTTTGCTACGCCTTGGTGTTGGTAGATATAATCGTCTTTATCACTAATCGCCCCTTCGACGGTTAGTTCTTGACCTTCTATTTTAATCTTGAGGTCTTTTTCTAAATATCCCGCTACCGCAAAGTCAACGTAGTACTCTTCTGAGTCTTCGGATTTTTTATAAACGTTGTATTTTGGAAACGAGGGCGCTGATGCGCTGTTAATTTTATCTAGTGTGGTGAAATGCTGATCAAACCCAACGGTGTGCGGTCTGTAGGGCGTAAAAAACTCAGCAAAATGAGCGTGTATTGGTACCATGTTAATATCCACCTTAAAAAAGCGTGGGATAGAGTTATCATTGTGTAGAATCTCTGGGATCTCTACTAAATATAATTTAAACACATCTCGATTAAAGATAAGATGGATAGTGCACTACATATCCATGTATCATGAAAAAGCAGATAATTCTTAGTTTTGCAATGTTGGGATTAGCTAGCCCTGCCTTTGCGGATATTACACATAAAATGAGTTCTTCAATTCAGCTAACTGTAGACGGAGCAGGCTCTGTCGCAAATAGAATTGGCTCTACATACTCTATCACTGGAAACAATATCACCCTAGACACTGCCGGTGGTTTAGGTTCATTAACTCCTGGATCAGGAGTTGGTTACACAGCAGCAGATTACAGCATAACAACGGCAGGCGACGCTTTCTCTCTATCAGAAACTTTTATAGAGGGAGATGCAACACCTACAGCAACTTCTGTTTCAACGGGGATTGTTAGTTCGTTACCCATGTTAGGTAGCACAACTACAACATCCGGCGGAGTTGCAGGATCTCTTGCAGGAACATTGGCCACTGACGGCGCAATGACTTTAACTGCTGGAGGAGCTGGGACATCAGCAATTGGACAGTTTATCACAGAACTTACAATCGACTGATCATGAGTAAAATGCACGAGGCTATAGGATTAGGACTGGTTCTAGGAGCCATTCATAGTCTTATGTCTCCGGCCAATGCGGTACCCGTTGTTCCTAATTTCTCTCAAGGTAGTATGACAAGCCACACAGAAACTACCTCTAAAATAACAGAGACAATTAACTCTATTGATTATAATACCGGCTACACTTATACAATAACCGGTACTAATATAGAAAACTCTGGCGGGAGTATGGCTCCTCCTGCTGATAAAATCACTGGCAACGCAAACGGAATCTCAGCAACATGGACGGGACTAAATCTTTCTCAAAAGCCAAATTGGCAGCAAAAAAACCCAGGACAAGCTTTTCAATTCACAGAATCTTACCTTGGTCCAGGATTACAAAATCAGACGATAATCCAAAGAACAACAGAAATACAAAGCATAACCGATACCACAAGTATATTTACCCAATAAAAACGTCATGTCTACTTGCTCTAAGTGTAATTGTAATTGTCCCTGCAAATGCAGAGACTGTGGGAGGTGTGAGTGCAACCGCGGCTCCAGTAGCTAACAGTTCAGGTTCAGTTACTAATCAGGCAATTCAAGTTTTACAAGGCCCGTACATTACAAATGCCTATGGCGGAGGTATTCAATGCCAAGGGCCTACAATGAACTTTACTCCTTATGTAACTGGGGCAGTTGCTACACAGTCACCATTCCAGGACTATTACAACGACCCGGTGTATGATGTCACTGATAACTTCGGAGCCTTTGATGAAGATGGCCAGCCAATTGGCGATGGGGTTCTAGATAACCCAGGTAGTGTATTATTTACAAAGAAAACGAGAACAGGTCAGAAAGATAATTATAACCTCGGAGTAGGGTTCTCTGTTACTTGGTCAAAGCCAATGGACGCAAAGCTTCAAGACCTATGTAAAGACGCAGCCCGGACTCAAGTGGAGCTTCAGCAACAGATAATTTCCAGTAAAAGACTAGAGTTTGAGCTGGCAAGGTTGAGGAATTGTGGCAACTTAGCTAAAGATGGTATACAATTTCATCCTAGATCTCCGTACTATAAGATTTGTGCGGATGTTTTAATCAATAATCCCCCGGGTCACGAGCACCCTCATCGCCACGCTATATCTACAAACGCTAAAGACTTAGGCGGGGCAATAGAATAGTTATTTGGGCTTTAATGTCTGCCTAAGGGCCATTATAGCTCTGTTGCGATCTCTTTGCTCGTTCCTCCTTTCATTTGTAGACTGAACTATTGTCTCTTTACCTCTTATCTTTGCGATTTTTTTAACAACTTTTTTAGTTGTTGGTTTTACAACCTTTAGTAGCAGGTCGGCAAAAGGCTTCGCCATTAGAGCAGAAGTTGTTGCTACAATCGCGATAGTAGCTGTTGTTGTTATTGTAGATGCTTCAGGAATAGAAGTTATTATCTGAGTTGGTATAGATAGCTGTTCTGTTACTTGCTTACAATAGATGTCGTCTATTAGCTTATAACCTAAGACTTTCTCAGTACCACCTTTCACTAAAGAGCCTACAGGTTGCTCCTCTCTTTGCCTAATGGAAGGGCATTCTAAAGTCTCTTTTTCTTCCACAGGCGGAACAACAGCGGCTTTAGGCTCTGCTTTAGGAGGAGTGATTTGCTTTGACGGCTCGGGTTTTTTGGGCTGAGTTCTTGTATCAATCTTTGCTTTAGGAGTAAACAAAAGGCGCTCAGGTTCGTAAGTTAAAGGGTTAAAACTAGGCGTAAGAGCATCACAAAAAGTCAAGTTACCCTTAGGGTCATCTTTTATTAACTGCTTATTGTTACTGTTTCTTGCTTCTACACAGCCGGGTATATTTACAATAGGCAATCCTATACGAGTTGTAAGCGGCCTAGAAAACAAATCAACGACCGGAGGAACTCCTTCCCACGGCCGTATTTCTGCTAAGCGAATCTCTCTTACGCCTATGTCTATTTGCCTAATTGGCATCAGTCTTCTTCTTCTTCAAAGCCAGGAGGATAGTTCTCTGCCTCAAATCTTACGCCTATAATCTCATCTGAACCATCGATCTCTTCTACTTCAGGATGACCAGGGCTTTTTGCCATTAGGTCCTTTACTTTTTCTGAGATTGGGGGAACTGCGGTATCTCTGCGGCCGTTAAGAGCAGCGGCTGCCATCATCCCTGCAAAAGGAGACGTAGGAGAAGTCAGCTTATCCATTAGCATTGTTTTTTCTCTTAGCTCAAAGTCCATTGCTTCTTTCTTTTTTTGCCATTTTTCGATATTTATACCTATGAGAGAGACAAAAGCTACGAGCCCAAGTCCCCATGTGCTAAATGCAAAGATGTAAACAAAGATTGTTGCCATGGGATTACTCCTATATTAGGTCTATTATACAGTGAAAGAGTGGTAATATCACCCCTTTGAAGATGACTTTCCTCTACATTTCCATTTCTTACGAGATAAGCACATCGGAGTGTTGCGATCTTTTCCAGAGCAGTCTTTATTGTGTGACTTCATGTCACCGTAACTCCTAGCGCAATAGCTATCCCCGCGCTTGGTTCCAGGAGAAATAGAGTAACCTTTTGCGCCGTATCTTACTTTACGTTTCTTGCCAGTTTTAGAGTCTTTGTAAGTATGAGTGTACTTTTTACCATCATCGGCGTAATCAGCTTCCTCTTCCTCTTCTTTCTTTTCTTCGCATTCGCACCAAAAAGTATACTCTTCCTCGGCCATATCGGCACCGTCCATGTCATCGCCAATCTCATCTCTGAGCATTGCCGACCGATCCTGGTTACCAGAGAGATGGTCTTTTTTCTTGATTTTCTTTTTATCTACCGTTTCAGCAAAAGATGGATCAATCTGCCATCCCTCGGGTAAAAGATAATCACTGTTCGTTGTAGACATTTTCACTTACGCTCCAGCCTTCGGGTACAGAGACTTCAGAGTACATTTCTGACTCAGAATTAGAGCCCTTGGGTACACAGTTAGGAACTTCCTTGCCGTTCTTTTTCTTCATACCAATTTGCTTGTAATCTTTCCAGCAAGGCTCATCGTGCTCGGTAGATTCTTCCTCACCCATAGCTTTCTTGATCGCTTTATCTTTGGCCATCATGTAATCCTTGGAGTCGATGTCACCGTCCCTATCATGGTCTTTCTTTTCTCCCATTGTAGGAGGCTTCATGTTCATCATTAGATTATGCTCTATATCTCGATACAGTTCTTTAAACTATTCCTTTGCCTTCCAGCCTTCTGGTACTGAGAGTTTTACAGGAGAGTCACCTGACTCAAAGATAGGAGGGCCCTCTTTTTCTTTTTTCTTTTGATCTTTTTTAGAGATCATTCCTTCGCCGCCAGCGCGGGCTTGGTCAATGTTCATCATAGTCCTAAAATCTCATCTAAGGTACTTTCATCGATTACGCTGCCAGAGTTTATTTCGGCCAGAGCATCTCTTTTTGCTTCTTCATGGCAAACTTTTGTGATTTCTGTAAGAACTCCCATCACATTTGCTCTTTCCCACTCTGGGATTTCCCCCATAGCGCTTAGTTCTTTATACTTACCAAGTATCTCTACTAAGATGATATGAGATAGCTCCCGAATAGCAATCCAGTTATCTCTGACCTCTTCTTCGGTCTCTTCCTGGAGTCTGTGAGATTGCTTAATTAGCCCAATAAGTGTTTTACCCACGTGAGCAATAGACTTAGGCCCAATCTTTTCAAGATCGATAGTTTGAATCTGATCTATGAGCATCTGCTGCGCATCAGCACCAAACTCGGCGAAGTTTTTATGTATTCTTGGCATTTAATTATCTGCGGAGTATTTAATTATATAGCGTCCAGAGTCTTCTAAAGAGTACCCCACATAGATCACGGCTCGACCGTTGTCATCTATTTCTACAGAAACGTCAAGCTCAACACTAAAAGGTACCGCGTTCTCTATCTGCTTTTTAATAATAGAAGCTAATACGGACTCAGAGATCGTTTCAAATACTAACTCAGGGAGTCCAAAGAATTGCTTATAGACTCTTTCACCCACTTTTGTATCAAGTACTTCTAAGATTTGTTCTGATAGTCTTGAGAAGTTAGAAGAGGTTTTTAAACCTCCGTTACCGTCAAGTTGTAGAGGATAAGAAAGACCTTTAAGAGAGTTTGCTGCGTACTTATTATCTTCAGAGATCTTACCAGACCTTACAATTTTTGGGTTGATCCTACTTGATTGTATAATATCGCGACGCTCTGAACGAATGTTATCTGCAAGTTGAAACTTGCTTTTTATTCTTTGAAGCTCTTCTGTGTCTATCTGAGAAGAGTAAGAAGGGAAATTAGTTGCCATGATTTAAGTAGTTTTTACTCCAAGGGCTTTTTGGTTTTCATATATTTCATCCATTTTTTCCAGCACATTATCTGCTATTTCGTTGGCAAATAGCTCAGCTCCTGGAGCGTTAATGTTAACAACAATGTTATTATTTATTACGCCTCCTCTACCGCCGCCTCCGCCGCCAAATAGGCCAGCAAATGATGATTGAGGAGTAACGACACTTCCTGAGCCTAAATTAACAAGCTCAGGGCCATTCTCTCCTACAAGAGTTAGGCCTCGGCCGGCACCCCCTAGAGCTTTTCCATCTTTGCTTTCGGTATTTCCTCCAGGCAAACGGGCCGTGATCGGATCGAGTTTTTCTTTAAACCAATTAGTAATAGAGGCAAAAGAGTCAGTGATACCTTCCCATACTGTAGATATTCCGCCTCCCAGGTCCTCATATAATTTTTTGGCGAATGCCCCAGTCTTTTGTATCGGTCCTTCCTTACCGAAGAAGTCCATAATGCTTTTCCCCCACGCCCCAAAGAAGTTCGTTGTTCCGCCCCAAAGACCTACAAAGAAAGTTCCTACTGCTCCTCCGAATTCTGTAATCCCGTCGATAATAGGATCAGAAAGGGCCTTGACAGCCTCTTCTCCGGCTACTGCTCCTAAAAACCCTCCTAAAAGAGTTCCTATACCGCCTCCAATTGCAGTTCCGGCTGGCCCCCCAAGTACAGTTCCGATCGCAGCACCTGCTTTTAGTCCTAGAGCGCCACCTGCGAGCCCACCAGCAACTCCAGCGCCAATCTGAGTAACTCCCCTTGTTTTCTCTCTTTGAGTTTTTTCTTTGTCAGTTATAGTTTGGAAAGCCCTGATCCCACCGATCAAAAGAGTTAGTGGTGTAGCAATTTTTCCTATAACGTTGGCGGCACCTAGGATCTTAGGAGCTATCCGAGCCGCAGTTGTTGCTCCTCTTGAGGCACCTGGAAGCGCACCGACCACGTCATCTACTGCGTAAGCCGTTACATCTACAATTTGTCCGCCAATACCTTTGGGTCCACCGAACCCTCCGCCTCCCCTAGGAGCACCGGGGGTGACGTTAGTAAGGTTCCTTGGAGAAACTCCGGGGAGACGACGAGGTATTACGTTCGAGCCGGGGAGACGAGGTGCGCCACCAGCGCCAGGAAGGCGGGGGAGAGTGCTAGTTCCGGGTAAACGAGCGCTAGAGGAACCAGTGAGCCTGGGGGTAAATCTAGAGCCAGATCTATAGGGGTTAGGACTCCTAGGACTTTTGCGTCTTAAAAGGTCAAGAAGGCCGTTGCCGCCTCCTAACTTTTCACTGATTGTATCTAGTTTTTGATATAAGAGATTCCAGCGTTCTTGATCAGAGCCTTTAGCTGCTCTAGCATTTTCGGTCTTTTCAACAAGCTTTCCAATAAAAGGTATCTTATTTATAATTGCCTTCTTAATTAGACCTAGAATTCCTTCGCCACCTGTGAGAAACTTGGTTACGTTGTCGGCAATTAGGCCCGTGCCTAAGGCTCCTAATGCAAGTTTAGTTCCTCCGCTTGACTGAGCAATCGTTGAACCTGCAACCTCCACTGCTTTGCCAAGCGCCGTTCCTAGCAAACTTATTAAGGAAGGTAAGATTTCTGTTAAAGAATCAAGTGCCGCAGCAATAACGCCTCCAAGCTGACCAGCGTCAATTCCCTTTATAAGCTTAGAGATCGTACCGAATAAAACTTTAACAGTTTCTACTAGATTATCAAATAAGTTAGAGACTATGCCTCCAATCTTAGACCCATCGATACCCTTGATAAACTCGCCGATATTGGTGATTAATCCCTGTATAGAATCGAATATTTGATCTATAAATTTGTTAATGCTAGATGGATTGAAGCTAAATCCATTCGCTAATACACCTTCAAATGCTTCTTGAATAGGAGTAAATACTTCTAAAAAGCTTTTAAAAGTTTCAGACCCAAAGAACTCGCCAAGCTTCTCTAGTCCAGAAGTTAATAGCTTGGTTCCTTGGATAATAATGCCAAGGACATCAAAACCTCCAAACGTATCACTTAAAGACTTGTTAAGTATCGCAAATATCCCTGTCTCTCTGCCAAAGATAGTGTTAATAAGCTTGGCCGCCTCTTGTACTAAAGAGGTAGTCTCGTCTCCTATGGTTATCTCTCTTAACGCGCCAAATATCCCCTTAGTGGGTTCAAAGAGCCCCTCGATTTCCCTCCTTATTCTTAAAAACGGTGCTGATTTTTCTAGATCTGCTTTCCCTTTAATAAAGCTTTCTTCTTCTTGAAAGGCACTTACGATGGATTCAAGTAGCTTTGTCCTTTCTATGTTACTTATACTACTTAATTGACTTAATCCGACACCCTGGCTCCTGATGAGGTCATTTATTAAGTTAGTAGTGGCGCTGCCTATCCCAAACGCATCCTCGGCGGACATTTCGCCTTTTAGTATTTTAGTTAGATCGGGAACAACATTTTGGCCGTATACATCTGCTGTTTCTTGGCCAAATATCGCTATTTCTTTAGTTAATTTTTTAAACTGTTGCTTTCTTTCCTCCTCAGTGCCTCCGAACTCCGCAAAAGAAATACCTTTGAGCGCTACAGTATAGGCCTCTGCTCCGATAGTACCCTGCGCTCTTAGAGTTGCAGTTATCTCTTGAAGCTGCCCGCTAAGCTGATTAGAAGCTTCACCACCAAATCTTCTAAGAGCTACTAAGTTCGCACTAAGATTGTTACGTAGCTGGGCGGCAGTTTCTCCAGCTTTAAATCCCTGGTCGCTAACAGCAGAGTCAAACTGTCTTGTAATATCTCTGAAGGCAGTCTTGACGACATCGAGCTTTAGTCCTTGAACCAAGAACTTATTATCAAGCTCGCGCGAGAGTTTTTTAAACTCGCCAAGGGCTTTCTGTGTATTAGCTTTTATGTCAAGAGATATATTTGCCATGAGTTATTACGTTCCTGGTGGATCTATTGATTGTGGCCCACCACTGCTACAATCTTCTTTATATTTTTTCTTTAAAATAACATCTCTTTCTTTTATACATTTTTGATACTTACCGATAAGAGCAACAGCATCCCTCATTTTTTTAGAGTTTTGTGCCCTAGAAGCTCCGGCTCCTACGTAATCAGGAAGCCTATTAATTTTTTCTTTCTCTTTATTTAACGACGGAATCCCGCACCCCGAAGTTCCTGCAGGGATCATTCCGCCAACATTGGTTCTAGAGTTCCAATTAACATACTGAGAGCTCATCTTAGATATACCAATATCTGGGTCCATGCCCGGCTCTCCAAAGAAAGAAGAACCAAGAAATTCTGCTTTGCCAAAGTCAAGCACTCTTTTTTTGTAATAATCGCCGTTTCTAACGAGCTGACTAACGTTATCTATGCCCGTTTTAAGAACACCACATTTCTTAGAATCGGTGGTTTTAACAGGCTCTCTTTCTGAGGAAGGTTTTGAATCTTCATCGGTCGGGGCTGTATTTGGGGCTGTATTTGGGCTCTCTGAGCTAGTCTGCACAGGAGAGATAATGCTATCTAAAGAGCTCGCGTCATAGACACTTACTTGTCCGTCATTAATTGACCACTCAGGGACTTTCTCTAGGGTAAAAGATACTGTTGCATTAACTAATAGACCGTTGTCCCATTGTTTCTCATTAATAGTAATATCTTTAATAACGCAAGGGCCAAAACATCTCTGACCCCATACAAACTCAAGAACCTGGGGCCCGTGAGATGTATTACCTGAAGGGTTTTTCATGAACAGATCTATGAGACCCTGCTCTAAGTTCTCCACTCTCTTACCAAATACGTACCCGTTAAGAAGGACCCTGCTAAATTTTAGCTTAGGGTTTACAAGGTTTGTAAAATGCAAAGGTTGGCCACCATTTGCGTCATCAAGCACTCCCCAGGTCTCTGTTGCTTTATATTTCGGTCCTACATTTAGTGCTAGTTCGTTAGGATTAAAAAGAAACTGCCACATTCCCTCTGGAGCCTCTTGTTGAGCCCCGATGACTTTAGGAGAGCTAGATTGAAGGTTGGGAGGTATGGAAGTAGTTAGCCCGCGGCCTGGGATATTAAACCCGAACATTGTGGCTAAGTTAAGGCCCTGGTTAATAACTCCCGCAGGGTTGCCAATATAGACTGGGCCTGATGGGGTATCAGTTGCCCTCCCCGCCAAGTTCAACCCAGTCTCTATATACTTACCTACCTGAGAGTTATCTTTAGAAAAATAAGAGTTAGCGAGTTGAGCCCCGGTCAACAACCCTTGGCGCAACCCTATAGGAATCTGAGATGCAAGTTTTTTTTGGCGGGGCTCTTGATCTTGAGCGTTCCCTCCTGTTTTTCCCTTGGTGTCTATATTGAAGTTTGTATCAAAATCTAGGCCAACATCTGTAGTGTACCATTCGCTATTTTCAGGATCCCAAACCGGTGAGTTGTTAAAGTCTAGGTCAGAAGCGAATTCTGAAGCACCTAAATTAAAATTTAAATCCTGGCCAGTAAAGCTTTCAGAATAGAGTCTGTTATTTAGATCACCAAGAAAATCTTCTCTATATAATGCTTCAGAAGGTACAGAAGGAGAGGACTTACTAGACACCCCTCCTCTCTTCCATGGAGTTATATACGCAATCGCATTTTGCATTGAGCCGTCGCCAAACTTCTCAAATATAACTTCGTCTAATGTAGATATAACATCTATATTAGCGCCAAATAAATTTTTTGTTTGAGGGATCGGGTACGTTGCGCCGTCTTCTCCTTTATCTTTATAGACGTAATAATCAGACCTAGGATAACTAGAAGAATTAGAAGGAGAGGACGTAGGGGCTCTTTCTGACGCACCGGGCTCGCCAAGTTGCCGATCAATTTTGGCGGCATCACCAAAACTCTGAACAACGTCAGTAGGATAATTTATGACCTCTAATGGTATTGGTTCTGCCACCTGAAGCGCTCGGTATCTATCTCATACTTTAAACTGGATCGTCGGAATGGTCTATGCTCCATTTAATTGCATTCATCACAACTCCTTCTGGCTCCCAGTCCCAATCGCTAAAGTAAGGGTTCTTTTTAATAGAGTCGGTCATCCACTGATACACAGCAGATCCTACAAGCTCAGGCATCCTAGCCAGCCTAGATGTGTTTCTCCAGACACATTCGTACCTAGACCCTTTAGATCCATCGAACACCTCTACTTCTTTCAGAATGGCAATAGCTTTCTTGCGTACGTACGTCTGCTTTGATTTACTAAGTTTGTGCAGAATGTTCTTCTGAGCAGTAGAATCTCCCCAGTGCGTGGCCTCTGGTTTTTCTGCGCCTCTCTCTGCAACTTTAACAAGGTACTGATCAGCATTGATTTCTTTCGCAAGGTCCTGAAGCTTCTCGATAGATACTGTTGCATTTTTGTTTACTTCGATAATAGAGTTGGGCTTGGATCCGAAGTAGAGTCGTGCAACGTCAATACATTGCTTATCGCCATCGAAAGCGTAAGCTAGGGCAATAGAGAATCTCTTAGCTTCTTCAAAGTCTGTAATCTTTTCTTCTGTGAATACGATTCCACGGTGTTTTGGAAACTCTTCTGTACTCGAGAAGCTGTTGTGAATAATCGTGAACTCAATTCCGAGTCCTTTAGCTTTTTCTTTAATCTGTTCAGTGGATTCTCCATTGTCAAAGTCGATTGCAAATACTTGGCAAGATTTAAATAGTGTCTCGATACGACGAGGGCGTTTCCAATGAGGGCACTCGTTAAATACAAACGGTGACCAGGTCCTTCCTTGAGAGATAGCTCTAGCGAGAGAAGTTGGAGACACTTTGTCAATATTAGAGCCCATTCGAGCCCCAATAACACTCACCTCTGTACGAGGATTGCCAAACTTATCTATCCAATCTTTATACTGAAGTTTTACGCTTGGCTTGTGATCCCAGTTTTCTTCATCAAGGCTGACTAATACAGAGTTAATCATAAAATAATCATACAAGGTTTAAAAGAGTGGTGATACCCCCCTATCACGGATTGTCACAATTATTTTGTGACAGGGCCAACTTTTTTAGGGTCATAGTCTGGATCATATAGCCACTGAGAATCACAAACGGTCATCGAGTTGCAAATTGCTTCTGCTTCTTCAGCGGGAATTTGGCTAATAAGCGTGTCTGCAAGGGCATAGATCTTTTTACATTCTCCTTTTACAGACTCCCAAGTACGAACAACGTACGGCATTTTCTTACCCATGTTAAATCCATCGCGGAGGCGGAGTACATCTAGAACCATCTCTACGCTAAGAGCCACGTCTTTGCTGGCTTTAGATTCTTGAAGAGCCGCCCAGGCTTTATCTACAGAAGTAATAAGAACTTTACGTTGTGCCCAGTAAGGATGGCGAGATGGACGATTATTATACTCCCAGTCTTGTTTCATTAAGCTGCGAAGGTTATCAGCACGTTTGTCAATCATCAAGAACCTAGTTGCTTCGTAGGCATCTTCAAAGCTATTTAGAGTTAGCTCAGGTAGCCAGGTTCCTTTAGCAGCACGTTTGCGAATAGCGTATGCCAAAAGCATAAACCTGAGGAAACTTTCCAGTGCAGCTTTGTGCATTTGAACACGCATGTAAGGAAGAAGTGCCTCAGAGTAAAAATGAATATCTTCTCCTTGCTCTCCTTTACAGTGCTCCATAAAAAAGTCGGCGCAATCGCGTAATAACAGGATGTACAGCGTTCTAGGCTCTACATTGTACTTTTTACACAACCACCGAATATGCGATGCAGGATGTACATCATGCCCCGCTTCTTCGGACATTTCTTCAAGTTCGTATAGTCGATAGGTGGCAATAGGAGCCAAGCGAGAGATTGCACCAGAGTCTAGATCGTAAGTAAGTTCAGGTTTCCATTCGTTGCAATTTGCCAAGATAACAGTGTTTGCAACAACTTCAACAGCGTCTGTCCCTTTATTTTCAACTCTTTCTGTTCCTCCTGTAACGACCGACTTGAAGCTATGAGCTGTGAGCATAGACTTCAAACCTTCAGTGGTAAGATCATCGTTGTATGCCAAGTGAGATGTAATGATCTCTCCTTGATTGAAACGAGAACCGAAGTCTCCCATGGCGGTAACCTCGTACCCTAGGTACTTCATAGCATCAAGAACTCCATTGAGGGTAATAGTTTTACCAACTCCAGGTTCTCCAATAACAACCCCCGCTTTACGAAATCCGTGGTGGATTACTTCTGCAGAGCCAGGATGAACTGTTCCGCTCCTGCCAACAACCGCTCTACCAAGAATAAGTTTCATCATCTTTGCCTCGTACTCAGGAAAGATTTTGACAATATCTTCAAACTTTAAGTCTTGGATTTCTTTTTCAAACCACTTTTTTTCTGGAAGGTACGCAAAAATAGGGCTCGAGCTTGCGGGGGATTCTAAAGTACTACCAGGTTTGAAAGCGATTCCTTGCTCATATAACCCACCACCGATCTTCTTATGATAACGAGCTTTAAGGGTTTGGAGCCCCAGCACGTGATCAACAATATCTGATGCTCTTCCTTGACGATAGATAACCAACGGCAAAGCAAATTCTGCTTCTTCTGCGGTTAGTCCGTCTCCATCTTGACCAGACGCGATGCCAAGGAGCGTTTTCTGGATGCCTTGAAGATAATCTTCATCGGCTGGCATAGCTGTAGAAAATCCGTTAGGAAACTTAATTCCTTTGATAGGAGTAGGATCCCCCCAGGTGTACAGACTATGAAAGCTTTGAAGTTTAGCGCTGTAATCAAAACGCAAAATACATCCTTTCTTCTGCAACCAAGGAGTCAGGTTGTTGTACATCTCTGCAGGAGTACTTGGAGTCAGAGTTGCAAACGCAGAACCATGTTCTTTCTCTGGCTTCTTTCTTGGCATAAATCATCTCCACTAGGGAATTCTATTATAAACCCCTCAAGACGGTTATGTCAAGAGGGGAGTGGACGGTTTATTGACTGACTTTGTTGATAAAAACTCTGTCAGCTGGGTATTGAGCTCTTACTAACTCTTCTAGGAATCTGCGGTCGGCAGAGTCTGAAGTCAAAGAGAAGTTGTGCGATCGACCGCGGGAGTCTGTGTATCTCCCACTAACGTTAAACTGGGTCATATGCAGCAAACGACTTGAGTTTTTCTTTTATGTCATCTCGAATAGACTTGTAGGCTTGTATTGCCTGCCTCACCGCTTTCTTGCAAAGCTTATCTTCTTTGCAGTCTTTAAGGTTCTGCTCCTCGTACTTAATCTTCTGCTTAGTGTCCTCGTCCCTGACAACAAGGTCCTTGCACTTTTCAAAATCAGCCTTAGGAGCCTCCAGACAAAGCTTTTTATTCCTACCCTTGAGCTCGGGGTTTGCCTTTTCCTTGCGGATCCTCTTGGCTTTTTGAAAGAAAAGCTTTTTGTCGTGGTCGTTAGTCTTAGAGAGTTCAGGGAGGTACATCCCTTGAGATAAGAGGAATTTCTTAGCGGATTCAAAGTGATCCGGCCTGTTTGATCTATCGTTAGACTTAAGTACTTTTGATAAGTAAGAGGTATCTTTTTCTGAAAAATACCAAGTATCATCCTCGTCATAAAGGTCAAAAAATCGTAGGGGTGAGCCAGGGAGCAAGCCGTCGCCGATGTCGCCGACCTCTACCTTAACAGTGTAGCATTCTTTTGCTTCTTTAATCTTTAGTCCTTCTTTACGAAGGTAGTAATCAACAACCTCGGCGTCTCCTCTCATACGAGGTAACCAAGGCCCTGTGTTACACCAAAGAATCTCTTCTTTATTTGAGACAATCCCTTGCCAGTCTCCGTCGAGAGTGCCGAGGAGGACTTGCCGCTTGCCGAGCTTAGAGCGTTTAGAAGAGTTACGCTTCATCCGTGCAATCTTGCCAGCAATATCATCGGCCTCGAAGTACTCCTTAGAGAAGTAATGAAAGCTTGAGTTCTTGCTGTCGATATACTCGTAGCCTACGTCTTGAACAAAGATAAAGTTATCTTTCTTAGGAGCACGACCTGCTTTATACTCTTGCATCTTGAGCTTATGAGCCTCGATATGACGCCAATAGCCCTTGCCATTTACCGAAGCATCATCACCCACGGGTCCTTTATAATCGTCTGCGATTACCGCAACAAAGTCAAAAGGCTCGAGCATATCAGGTCCACGATTTAATCGGTAGGCCCACATAGCTTTGATGATATTCTTGAGTAGTTCTTTATCACCTTGTGCCACGTCTTCGGCTATCTCATAAAACCCATTGATGAAATGCGCAGCGACTTTAAAGTCTATAACATAGATGGGCAAGAGCGGTGCAGTTTTTACTTCAAAGATATCTTCTAGAAGGGTTTCTGTGTGATCATAATCTATCAATTAGCCACCTCCATCTTAACGTTTTTATGGGAACTATATCCCACGAGTTCAAAGTCGGTTTCAGGATCTAGATCAAAGATAGGTTTGTCTGGGTTCATTTTAATCGAACATCTGCCCATAGGAAAGTTTTTAACGATCTCTGCAATTGCTTGTTCGTTTTGAGAGTAGATATGATTGTTAGCAGAAGCAAACATAACAAACCTAGGAGTTAGGGAAGCATCCTGTGCCATCTTGGTGCAAAGGAGTCCGTATCTGAACATATCCAAAGGTACTCCAGTGGCCATGTCGTTAGATCGAGCGTTTACAAGAATGTCAAGGAAAGTCCCGTCGCTAGAAAAAGTGATGTTAGGATGACAAGGAGGACAGTGGAGAGACTGATAAGCAGGATTAAAAGTTTGTAGAACAAGTTGGCGATTTGTTGGGTTAGTTCTGAGTTGTTCCCAGATCCATCGGAGTTGGTCAAACGGACCGTCACGGAAGTTCTCCCACTCCATATGCTGTTCAGGACAAACTTGTGGCCAAGCTCTCCAGCTTCGTCCATAGGCTCCGGCAAGACGTCCTTCCGCGTCGGCGAGGAAATCCCAGAAATGTTTTGCAGGGCCAAGGTTGCTAACTTCATAGTTTCCGTTTACGTCCCACATGAACTCTCTGAAGAGGTTCTTTACGGGCATCTTACGTAGGGACAAGGCGGGGAATCCATCTCGCAGATCGATCTTGATTGTCTGTCCGAATACTTGCTTATAGCGCAGATTGTTGCGACCTACGACTTCAACCCCATCCTCAAGGATCTCTTTGGCGATCCTGATGTATTGTTGGTCAAAAGAAAGGGCCATAGACATTGCGTAACTATGACCCTATCATATCATATTTAGTTGGTTATGTCAAGATCCGAAGAACTTCTCTACCAACGTTTTCTGTAGCTTAACGAACTTGCGCAATGGATAGTCGAACTCTAATGCCCACTGAAGAAGGGGCTTAGACTTAATGTCTACGAGCTCGATAGAGTCGTCTTCTGAGACATTTGAAGCTTTAGATACATAAAACTTCTCGCCGTCTCTAGCAACTACCAACCATTCGACGTCCTTGTCAAAGCGGATGGGCTTTTGTAATTTTTCAATCATCTGTTTTTTCTTTGTCTTTTTCTTTGTGAGCTTCTATAATCTGCTCGGTAGATTTTGCCTTGGAGAGCTTAGCCACTTGTTGCTTTGAAAGCCCGCCAAGTACATTTTTATTATATTTTGTGCGCATCTCTTCTTTTTGAGCAGGAGCGCAAGTTTTACCAACTTTTGTAGTTCCTGCGGGGCAGCGCCCGAGGACCTTACCCCTATAATATACCATAGAATCGGAATATTCGGGGCTACGAGATAACTTAATTAACTCGAGGTAATCGGCTTCAGTAAATTGTTTATTATCTTCTTCTGGTTTTTCTTTCATTTTATTGTGAGTTTCAGTTAAAAAAGCCTCAAGTTCATCACGGTTAAACTTATACTGCTTCGAATAAGCGTATAACTCATCAGAAGATAAATTTAGTTCCCCTAATGTAGTATTTAATCTATATAAAATATTTTCTAAGGCCGTAAAAAATTTATCATTCATCGCTCAATTACCTCTAATTATTTTCAAGTTGTCTCTTAATTTTTCGGCCTGAGTCCTTTTAGCTTTTTGCTTTAGCAGGTTAGGATTAGCAATTTCTTCTGCGCTGAATCCGTATTGGCTCATAGCGGCAGAAAGATACAAACCATCAAGGTTATTTCCTACTTTAGACTCAGGTGGAAAATTCTTTAAATAAGTGTCTACTGTAAATAAAATATCTCTTGGATTAGAAGGGCGAGACTTAATCCATTCTGGAGAGTCGTCGGCCTTACCGGATATAAAATGTAGGCTTCTAGAAAGAACTTCGTGAAATTCTACGTTATTATCGCTTTTTCCTTTTATCAAAGCTTCTCTAGCGTTTCTGATTGCGGCATGAGAAGCGGCAATCATTTGCGCGTGTTGTTCGTATCTGTCTTCGGATATTGTATCAGGTTTCCCTAAAGCCCTATTTTCAAGAGAAGTTAGCCCAGCAGGACTTTCATTTGTTCCTCCTCTAGTTCCTCTACTTCCATCATGATAGTTATTAAATGCAATTCTACCAAGATAGTCTCTTACTTTGTTAGTATCTGCTCCTAAGTCTCCCAGAGAAGAAACTAAATCATCTAACTTAGCAGAAGACAAACTTGTAATTTTTGCGTTCCCTTCAAAATTATTATTTATCTGATCTACAAAAGAATTAAAGTCTTCTAAAGAAGTTTTTAAATCAAGAGGAAGTTTCTTTTGATTAGATGAAATTAGCTCAAAAAAAGCGGGACTTGTTAAGTCAGATACTTTACCCTTTAGAGGAGATGCAGTTGCGCTTAGAGCGTCATGGATACCCCTCTTTTGTAAGGCACCAAGTCTTGTTTGTAAAAATTCCCCGTCTGGGTTTGCTAAGTTCTTATCAACTTCTTTTGCTTTTCTCTCTCCAAGGTTTTGAAGATTAGGCAAAGACATAGACCCTCTAGCTTCATTGACATATTTTACTGAAAGAGCAAGATTATCTTTATGGTCTCTACCTCCAGAAGACATGTCTTCAATGTGCTCTACTTGAAAGTCACCAACAGGTTTGATGTTTCCTCCCGTAGCATAGCAGTCTCTACCTCCCTGTCTTGCGTACATAAATAACGCCATTCTGCCTCTTATATTATTTGCTTTACCCTGCTGGTTAGGAGCAGTAGGATCGTAGAAATAATTAGGAGTACCACTCTTTTTTAATGCCTCTCTTTGTTTTGCTGGTCTTAACTCAAAAGCTAAATCCATAGCCGCAGGAGATAAAGAAGACCAACCTTTACTATCTTCATTTAAAGCTCCTAAAGAATAAGCTTTAGTTCTAATATCTTGTACAGAAGTTTCTGAGTTAGCAAGATCAGACCTCTGCTCTATCATCTTTGCTGAAGCGTAGTCTAATCCTGGAGACAGGCTATAAGTTGCGGAAGTTCTCCAGGTACTGTCTGATTCTGTTTGAGAGTCAAGTAGCCTAATAAAACTAGAAAGAGATTGTAGTTCTTCATCTTTTACTCCTGCCTGAGAAGCAATCTCTCTAATAGTTACTACTTCTTTACCGCCTTTCATTTTTATCTTTGCATCTAAATTTCCTTCTCTTATTGCATCAGAAATTTCTTTTACGTTTTGTGGAAATCTATTAAATAATTCTTGAGCAGGAGAAGATCCAGAATAATGCTTGTCTATTTCTTTAATAGCAGCTTGCCCAGATCCAAACATTGGATCTTGAGATCTTTTAGCTGCTAAGTCAGCTACTTTTTTTGCAGACTCCTCTGTAACAACGTCTAATGCGTATCTATCAACGTTTGTTTTCGTAGATTGTTTCTCTTGCTTTACTTCAGATTCTGGAACTGGAGTTTTTTTATTTTCTTTTGGTTCTACTTCTGGTTTTTTTGATTCCTGAGATTTCTGTTGTTCAGGCTTTGCTACCGCCGCGTTTTCTTTTTCTTTTTTTATTTTTTAAATTTAAAAATCAACCCCCCCG